CCTGCTGCTGGGCTTGGTTGCCGAACTGCGCGCCCGCGAGGTCCTGCTGGAACTGCTGGCCTTGACCCTGAAGCTCCATCTGGTAGTTGCGCTGCTGCTCGGTGCCAGCCGTCTGCATGGCGTCGAACGCCTGCCGCGACTGGTTGTCCTGCAGGTTCTGCATCTCCTTCTTCCAGGCCGCGCTGCCACGGGTCAGCCCCATGTTCTGCAGCTTGCCTTCGAGCGCCGACTGCGCCTGCTGGTTCTGCGGCTGCATGCGGGCCATCAGCGCCTGCTCGGTGCGCTGCCGCCCGAGATCGCCACCGGCCTGCATGACGTTGGTCTTGCCGATGCCGGACATGATGCCCTGGCCTGCGCCCTGGGTCAGGTAGGCGTTGGGGTCCGTCTCGCGGGTGGCGACCGCCTTGCCGCCAGGGGTGAGGGAGCCCCAGTCGAATTCGTTCGCCATCGCCTCGCCAGCGCGGCCGATCTGCGCCTGGGCAAGCTGGCTCTTGGCGTTGTCGACGTTCTGCTGGGCGTCGAGCGCCTCTTGCATCTTCGGGTCGACGGTGGTGTTCTGGACCCACTTGGTGACGGTCTTGCCCGTGGCCGGGTCGACCATCGCCTGCGACTCCCACTTCTGGGAGCCCCAGGGTGTTACCTGATCGGGCCGGTTCGCCCAGTCGGCACGGGTCTGCGCTTCCTGGCTCGACGCGGCCGTCTTCTCGGCCATCGACGAGTAGTCGGGCGGGGGCGGGGGTCCTGATTTCTTGCCCATCAGTGGGTCCTCCGTGGCGCGAGCCACTTGCATTCGTCGCGGCGCATCCGCATGAGGAAGAGCGAGCCGTCGGGGTGAGCGCCGTCAAGCTCGACAACGAGCGAGAACCCCAGGCGGCGGTTGATGTCGAGCGCGACGATATTGTCACTCGGGACGAAGGCCAGGACCTGATTGCAGCCCATGACGTTGAACGGATAGTCGAAGCAGACGTGCAGCATCTTCTTGTCGATCCAGCCGGGCTCGCCTGCCATGTGCATCACGCACGAGGCTTCGTTGAAGCTGTCGAAGCCGACGACGCCACGCAGGACATGGGGCTCGCGGTCGGAGATCGAGCCGATGCACTGGATGTTGGGCGAAGGCACGAGGCCGATCCGGCTGCACAGCCAGTAGGCGAGGGCGTCCTGCGGCTGGGTCGCTATCACAGCACACCCCCAGGCTCCACCAGCGCCTGCCAGCCGACGAAGATCGTGTCGGCCGATGCGCGGACCTTCATCGCCAGGGCACCGTAGCGGCCGGACCCGGCAGCGCCGGTCCATGCCTCGTAGCTCTGCCCCGAGCCCGACCAGACGGCCACGTCCCACAGCCCCACGTCCCAGGCTCCCGAGCCCGCGCCCAGGTACGCCGGGACGTTGCCGGTGATCTCAAGGTTCCACTCGCTGTTTAAACCCGCCTGCACGCCAGGAGCCGAGTCGCTGATGAAGCTCGGGCGGACCATGTGGAACCGCTTGACCCGGATGCCCTCGCCCAGCGGCTGGAAGGCGGTCACCACGAGCCCCTGGAGGTCGGCCCCAGGCACGTCGTCGACCTGACCGTCGGTCCCACCGACGAAGCACTGCCAGATGTTGCCGTCGAGGTCGCCCGAGAAGGTGAAGCCCTCGAAGCTCTCGACCGTCAGCATCGGAAAGCCCCGCAGCATGGTGAACGCCTTGTTGTTCACCTCGTATGCCCACTGCAGGTTCTCGGTGTTCGTCTCGGCCCGGTTGATGATCAGCAACTGCTCCTGCGGCAGGAACTTGATCTCCCAGTACCGGGTGTCGAGTGAAGCCGCGATCTCAATCGCCAGGGCACTGTTGATGGCCCCGGCGATCTGCGCGTTCTGGAAGAAGCCCTGGCCGCGCATAAGCTCCGACATGAAGACCATGCCGCGCTCGGACAGCAGGATCACGTCCTGCTGGTAGTTGCTGAAGAACCGGTTGCCGACCGGCACGCGGCCGATGAACCAGCGGCCGACCACTTGGAACGTGCTGGCCGACGCAGGGTCGTCGCCACCGTAGACCAGCACGTCGCCCATGTTGGAGACGATGACAAGCTGGTTCTGCACGCCGACGCCGCTGCTGCCGTCGTAGGTCCAGTTGATCAGAGCCTGGAGGTTGCCCCCGTTGGGCAGCATCGAGCCGAAGTCGAAGTCGGTCGCCACCCCGGCGTACTCGCCGAATTCCAAGTACCAGCCACGGGTGGTGTCCTTCTCGATGAACCAGACCCGGTTCTTGTAGACGGTGACGAAGCTGAAGAGCACCGGGTCGATGCCGCTGATCTGGTTGGGTCCGGCACCGAGCGTGATCTGGGTGAACGTCGTGCCGTCGTAAATCCAGTAGCCAGACCCAGGGTTCACCATCAGCAGGACATGGACGCCGACGTTGGTGGTGAAGTTGAGCGTGGTCCACTCGCCGACCGGCGCACCGGTCGGCACCGACAGGACAGGCACCGGCACCGTGACCGAAGACGTGGCCGTCGTGACGTCGTAGATGTCGCCTGCGGCCGTTGCAGCCAGGAGCTTGTTGACCCCCAGCGGCGACTGGTACTTCATCTCGGAGCGGACCTCGCCCGAGAGGTTGCTGACGTGGCGCAGGTAGCCGCGCCGCATCTGGCAGCCCATGACGCGGGGCACGAGGTTCTCCAGCCGGATCGCCGTCAGCGGGTTGCCGCCGGGCAGGGGCTGGGTGACGTCGAGCCCCTTCAGCGGGGCGCCGAACGGGAACGCCTGATGGTTCTGCGTGCCGCTCGACCGCCTGGGGACCGTGCGCCGGGGGTGCTGGTAGGGGACGAGCGGCATTACGGGATCGCCTCGTAGTAGGGCTGCTGCTGCGTGCGCTGCTGGGCCAGCGACTGAGCCTGGGCTTCGCAGTCGCCCTGGTCGCCGGACGCGCAGAGGTACTGGCCGTTCTCGTCGGTGCAGATGTAGGTCCGGCGGGCGAAGAAGGCACCTTCGGCCGGAGTCCCTACGTTGGGATTGGGGACGATTTCGTCCGTCGGAGTCACCACCCAGCCAGGAGGAAGCGTTGCCATTTCGTCACCAGTAATTGTCAACTCTGGCGCATGCCGTACAGGGAAGCCTCGGGCAGGTTGCCGATGCCGATGTACGGGTAGTCGTGGCGGCCGCCTGCCATGTTCAGGATGTTCGCGCCCTTCTCGGCACCGATGCGCGAGTCGAAGGCCAGGATGAAGTCGCGCAGGGCAGTAGCGGAGTCGAAGCCTCGGGCTTCAAGCCACTTCATCCGCGTCAGCAACGTCATCAGGATGCCGTCAAGCTGGAACGTGTCGCCTGCCTTCGTCGCCACGTTCTTGTACAGGTCGGGGTTGTCCGCGTCCTGCACCAGCGCCTGGGACAGGTACATGAACTTGAACGTCTGCCCTGGCGGCGCGGGCGGGTTCAGGAACCAAAGCTGGCGCTGCCTGATCTGCCACGTCAGCGTGAAGTTGGCGCTGATCGGGAAGACACGGTAGGTCATCCAGCCCTGGGGGCTGACCGGGCCGACCGCAGGGAAGCGCATGCTCGCGTTCCACTGGGTCTGGTCGATGAAGCGGTAGAAGTCGCCAGGGAGGTCGAAGGCCACCTCGTTGGATTCACCAGCGACCGGCGGGATCAGCGTCTCGACGACGACGGTCCCTTCCTTGGTCAACTGGCTCCACTCGTAGGCGTTGAGCATCTCCAGGCTGGCGAGGTTCGCCACGCTCTTCATCAACACCATGTTGGGGTCCGACGACCCGACCGGGTCGGTCGGGATCGGCAGGTTGAGCATCGCGCACACCTGCTGCAGCAACGTCTGGAACGTGCTGAAGTTGGTCATCGAGTAGGTGGGCACGATGCTCTCCTAAGGCTTCAACGGCCGAAGTTTTTCACCGGGGGCTTGCCGCCCGAGCGCCCGGCGAGCGCGGCACGCTCCTCGTCGCTGACCGGGTCCTCGGGCGGCTTCGCAATCTGCGCTTCCAGCACCTTGATGCGCTCCAGCAGCGCCTCGTTGCCGTTGACCGTCAGCAGGTACTTCTTCGCCGCGTCGGACATCTCGCGGGCACCCATGAAGGTCATGTTGGTGTCCGACAGGTTCGCCAACTGCTCGATGGTGCGAATCTTGAAGTACGCAAGCTCCTCGATGTGCGCCTCGGTCAGGAACGGCGCGACCTTGAGCGGCGTGCCGACGACCTGATCCTTGACCCCAGCGATGAACTGCGCCCAGTGCTGCGGGAAGCGCCTGCGGTGGAGGTCCCAGACCTCTGCGGTGACGATGTTGTTCTTGTCACCGGGGATCA